TCAGGATTTTTTGTTTTTTTCATATCCCAACATACCTCCTAGCTCCACTCCTTTTTTTTGTGCATATTCCAGCGCCGTTGCCATGTCATCAATCTGTTCTCTCCAGTCCCGTCCGGCTTCCGCCGCGATCTGTTGGAACGTCTTCTGTCCTGTCTGCATCGCAATCCGGTTCGCGTTCGACTCTTTGAGCGGATCAATCCACTTTTTCGGTGCTTTGATCCATTCATGTTCCATGTATGCCTCTTTATGCTCCCAAAAGTCTGTGATCTGTATCTTCCCTGCCAGCACTGCTGAGATCAAAAATGTCTCATAGATCTCATCCGCCACCTCTGTGATGAGTTCCACGTCTTCCGTGTAAGTAAGTTCGTCTTCGATGATTCCCTGACGCGTCGATGAGTAGTTGCTCTCGGACATGTCACGGCTCGTGGCTTCGTAGCTTATCCCCTGTCCGGCTCCAATCATTCTTTGCATCAGCTTTATAAATGTCGTGGCATCCCCAGACTGTCCGGATGGATTTATGGCGATCACGTCGTCTCCCGGATTAAGGTTTTTTATCATCCCCGGTGTAAGCGTTTTCCCGTTATAGTCATACTTCTGCACCTGTTGCCCGTTCCTTCCCACACCGCCCGGGAGCACGCGCTTGATGAATACGGACAGACATGATAGGATTCGTTCTTTTACTGATACGGCCGTCATAAACTCATTCGCATCTCTTATCCGTGTGATCGTTGGCGTCATATCCGACATCTCACGGATCTGCGATGGACGTTTTTTTGTAAAAAGGTAAATCATATCTTTTTCCGGCACGAACACACTTTTTCCAATGTCTATCCCGTCCGGCGATGTCTGTTTGATCCAGTAGCCCATAGCTTTGTTATATTCATTTACTTCTACGCCGCCAATGACACTATTCCCTTGGTGCTTTGCCTGCATCTGTGATGAATCCAGTTCGTCTACTTCGATGCATTGGAGTTTGAACGGCAATATTCCGTCCTTGGTGTAGCATTTATGTATCAGCATCCCACCATCAATCTTTTTTCTCTCGACCGCCATTCGCAGCATCTGATTAAAGCTTTGTACTCCCGTGACATCACAGTTTCTTTTCTTTGTCCATAGCTTCCAGAGTGCTTCGATCTGCTGATTGATCTCTTCGCTGTTTGTCCGTGCTTGCAGATTAAACCCGCCGCCTACTACGTTTCGCTTATACGCTCCGACTACTGAGTTGAGGATATCCGAGTTTCTCTCCAGGTCCCTTGCTCTTGCCCGTACCGTGTCCCTTTGCCAGCAATCTGTCAGCTCCGCAGATATGTTCTGCGGTGTCCAGTTGGCGTTCAGTCTCCCATAGCTTCCGGCGTCATAGTTTCGCAGTTCTTCCAGTCCCTGTCTCCAGGCTTCTCTCTGGTATCCCGCTTCTGGCGAGATGGCGCCTATGAGTTTATCAATCCAATTTTCCATTTTTACCTCCCGTCAAAAAAGGCGACGTATGTGTTCCCCAGCAAGTCTCCGGTATCACCCGAACTCAGTTCTGCTTCCAGATCAGATTTCAGTGCCCGGAGCTGTCCCAGATCGGCTCTCGTCAGCTCCCGCGACCCGATCTTATACGACTGCCCGCCAAGCAGCACCGTCCGTATTGCCTGATTTACCTCGGTCAAGAGTGCTTCTGTGCTCATATTTATCTCTGCGCTACTGTTGTCCATCTTCTCCTCCTAACCACTCGTTTTCCCGGATCCAGCTTTCTTCCGGTTCCTCTGTCTTTTCTTCTGTGGGTGGCGGTGCCTGTCCCTGCTCCATCAGGTGCAGCGTTCTTACACCCAGTGTGTCTGCCGCAGCCATGGCGTACACCTCGGTATCCAGATAGTGATTGTCCGCATGTGACTTTTTCTTCACCCACATCTGCACCTTCTTTTTGCCGTTTTTTACGCTTACCTTGTGCTCCGCTGTGACCTGCTGTGCGTACTCCAGATCGCATCCTTTGTACACCATCCATGCACCTTTCCCGTTTTCGCGCCGCATTCTGCTCGCGATCATATCCTTATACTTCCCGCCATCCACAATCACCAGATTCATTCCGAGTGCGGCAGATGACGTCTTGTTCACTGTTGAAAATTTATAATGACTTTGCATTGGGTTGTTCGAACCTTTTACCGGAAGTGCCCATTCTGCATTGTTTGCACAAAAGTCATAGACGTTGTCTGTGTCATATCCAGAGTCGATGAGCGCCAAGTTAACAATCCGCGGCTCCCCATCCTCTGTCTTAAATTCCAGATTCATAATCCGTTCAATGTCCGCAAGACTGTACGCCTGACCATGCGCAATATTTTGGCTCGTAATAAAGTCCCCCCATGCCCGGATAGTCCAGTACAGGCAGTTCTCCTGCACATCCACGCCGCCAGTCAACAGCTTTGTCCACGCCGGTACCACAAACTCCGGAAGTTCTGTCTGTCTATCCAGAACGGTATCTTCATTTGTCTTCAACTTCGTGTTTTCCCATGGCTCGGCCAGCCATGAGTTTACAAAGTTCTGCAGCTTATCTGGATCGTCTTTCGACTCCATAAATTCCAGCGCGATATCTGCCCATGTCAAAAACCTGCTGTATAAGGCATTCAACCAAAAAGACACTTTTCGCGCCTTTCCGGTGCCCTTTTTCTCCACAACCTTCCATTCGCCGGCTCTAAGCATTCCAATCTTTTCTTTATCCGTGATGACACAGCCGCACTCCTGGCAGACATACACTGCCTTTTCTGCCCTTTCTTTGTGTGACATGGTCTTATCATCCGGATACCGGATCTGTTTGAACCTGAGAATGATTTGCTTCCCGCAGTGCGGGCACGGCACAAAATAGTTCCTCTGCTCGTCCGCCTCCTCGTGGAGTTGCCAAACATAGTTATCTTTCAACGTCGGCGTAGAGCACGTGTATATCTTTTTGCTGTACGCAAACGTTTTGGTACGCTCTTTTGCCAGGTTATATGGCGACGCCTCTTTTTTGGTGGCCGCCTCAAACTTATCAATTTCATCAAAAAACAAAAATCGGATTGCCTTTGACGCCAGCTTAGACGGCGAGTTAGACCCATTTAGGTACACCCTCATGCCACGAAAGACCAGCTTGAGTTCTTTTGATGCGTTCTCATTGAACCGCTCTTTTATCTCCGGCGTTTTTAGTAGTGACGGTTTGATTCTGTCCGTGGACACATCCTTGGCCAGCTCGTCACTCGGGTATACGATCATCGTCGGCGCCGGATCATGTGTAATGATATAACCCAACGCGTTGATGATGAGCTCCGTTCCGCCGACCTGCGTCGGCTTGCAGAAATTGATCTCCTGCACATACGGATCATTAAAACAGTCCATGATCCCCACCATGTATGGTGTGATATCGTTTGACCATTTGCCTGACAAAAAGCTCGACTCATCCAGCACTCTATACTTTTCTGCCCACTGGCTCACTGTCATTTTTTCCGGCTTCTGCAGCACCTTTTTTACGGTGTTTACAAATAATGCCCTCGTGCGCCGTCTGGATCTCTGTCTCTCACTCGACGACATCTCTTCTCCTTACTCCTCATCATCTATATCCTCGTCTATTCCTTCATCCTCATCCGTTTCGCGGATGATCCTCTCCGCCTCATCCTTGTCTATCTTAAGCGGGTCATACTCTGATAGCTCATCTAATGCGGCGAACATCTCTTTTTCCAGGATATCAATAACCTTGTTTACGTCATCGACTCCCATCACTGCCGGTGCAATGTTTTGCGGGACGGTCAGCAACCTTGCCCGGAACCGCACTAACATGTCTGTTAAAAACTCTTCTACGTCCTCCGCTTCGTGCAGCTCTCTCCTTAACCTTCTCAGCTTCAGGATGGAGATCTTTTTCTTGATCTGCTCATGCTCTGCCTGTTCCTTTTCTTTTACCACGGCTGTACCCCTGGTCACTTCCGCTTCCAGTCGATAGTTGATGTACTCCGGCACGCACTTTTCGAGGCGATATCTTTTGACCTTTTCCCCCGCCGCCAGACCATGTTCAAAAAGTCCATATTCTTCTCGCAGCTGGCGGATTCTGCGGGCTGTGATACCCAAGATCGCTGCCAGCTCTTTCTGGTTCACATCCATCTTGCTTTCTCCTCCCGTCAACATCCTCCTCAACTCTTCAAAAGCGGAAGGAAGTACCAACTTTTTTTTGTTCGTTCAGAGGAAACTTACGGACGTTCCTCGCCCCGTGACGGGGGTATGGGGTCAGTAGTACCTTAGAGAACACCTGTTTGTCATTTGTTTCTTCTCGCCGTGTATGCACTGCCTCCACCTCCTGTTCTCGGGGCGTAAAAAGAGAGAACGCAAACATGCTTTCACACATCTGCGCTCTCTCTGCTTTTTTCATGCTCCTACTATATCACACTCTACTGTCCGGTTGAGTCCGGTTTTTCATTTTCCTGCATCTTTTTATACTCTTCCAGCAGCGCCTGTACTTTTCCAAACTCCAGCAGTTTGTTCAAGCCTCGGTTCCAGTACTCTATACACTGGCTCCTGCTCTTATTCGCGATGTCTGGTATCGCGTCCCACGTCTTTCCATCCAGATACTTGTACTCCATGATCTCCTTTTCCAGCGATCCATTGTCGAGAAAGTCAAGTACATCCAACACTTTTAACATACAAGCCATTGCGTTCTTGCGCTGTGCTTCCATTCGTTCCTCAATATCTTGGCACTTAATCACAAAGTCTAACGGTTCGTTTCCGATCGCGTTTGTCTGGCTCTTTGGTGTGATCGAGTATCGTGTTCCTTTCGTCCCCAAAAGTTCTAGCCGAATATTTTCCAAGCGTCTCCTAAGGATGTCCTTTTTCTTTAACTGTCTTCTGTATTGCTCCAGATACCTCTTAAGCAGTTCTCTCTGCTCCAGCTCCTCTTTTACCTCGATTGCTATCATTTCCTTCGCTCTCCCCTCCGCCCGCGCAAATATGCATTTTCCTTTAGCAACTGCTGCACCTTTGTCTGCAACTGCTGCACCTGGCGCTGTAGCTGCTGCACCTCTGTCTCGAATTGTCGCTCCTGCTTTTTCCCTTTGGTACATAAGACATATGGATGTGCTCCTATCACTTTAACCTGCCGCACCACTTTGTCTTTATGGTCCCAGTCCCTTACCACGTCGCCTCTCCCGTTTATGACATCCAGTATCATCTGCATCGCCGACGTCAGTGTTCGCGTAGGCAGCTCCTGAATGCTCTGGATCATCTGCTTTTGATCTTTTTCTCGTACTGCCGATCCGCCTGATAGCGGCGTTGACGGCTGCAATGGTCCCGATGCCGTTGGTTGATATCCTCTCTTCTCTGATTCTTCTGCCATTTCTGACCTCCCTTATGCCACGAATAAATACTTTTCGCATGCTTTCTTGGTTCTTGCTTTGCTTTTGGCCACATAGTTCTTTGCTGTAGTTCCAGCATCCGCATGTCCCATGAGCTCCTGTATGGTTTGCAACGGGCACTCTCTGTCCGCCAGTCTGGTAGCAAACGTCTTTCGGTATACATGCACTGTGCAGGCTCTATCTATTCCTGCACTTTTCCCTGTCTGCTTTGCCACATGCTCATATTCCTCTTTCGACATCCTTTTTGGTTCTATTCCGCATGTTTCCCCGTATTTGTTCTCTGTTGCAAACAGTGCCTCACACGCATCCGAACGCTCTTTTAAATACTCAAGCAAGTGCTTTCGCGCACGCGGGTCAAGATATACCGTCCGATATCTCCCGTTCTTGGCTCCCAAAAATGTAATACTGCTGTCATCCAGATCAACGTCTGTCCGGTTAATTCTCTGTATCTCGCTGACTCTCATGCCGGTAGATAACAGCACGTCAATGATTGCTCTATCACGTGTGCTTCTTTTGCCCGCAGCGTCTCTGACCGCCAGTTCCTCTTCGACTGTCATTGCTTTATTCTGGACCTCTACTGGTCTGATGCCCTTTATGCTCCTTACCGGATTGGCCATGATGTACCCCTCATCATGTAACCATGTGAAAAAGCTAGATAAAAACTGCTTCATGTTGCTTACAGTGTTCGGTTTGTGATTCTGGCTGTATCTGGCCAGATACACTTTTACATCATCCTTGGTGACATTCCGGTAGTTTTTGTCGATGTTTTCCAAAAAGTTCTTAGCATGCCGCACATACTGCATGATGCTGATTTCTTTGCGTCCCTCCAGCTTTTTATTTGCGGCAAACACCTGCAGAATGTACATGTTGTCATCCATGCAAGTCGACAGTTCTGTGCTCTCCTCTTCGACTTTGCAGCCATACAGGGCTCTTCTGATCGCTTCCTCCAACCTTTTCAGCACTTTTGTCTCTATCCACTGCTGCATCTCTACGATCACTTTGTTTATCACTGTCTCCTTTATGTTCCCCATGATGTCTTCTCTCCTCTAATCATCTGTTTTATCCGCATCTCCCTCTATAGCATCCAGGCATTTGTTCCATCCCAGTTTGTATGAGGGCATCAGTCCACATTTCGCATAATACTCGGCGTTATACGTGCCGCAAATCTCCATTCTCTCCGGCAGTTCCCGGAGTGGGCACCAATCGGGTCTGCATGCGATATAATCTGTTACGTCCTCTCCGATTCCCGGTACTCCACAATACAATGTTTTTTCTCCGTATCTTGGCGGTTGCTCATCATCTACGAAATCGCACATATCACATGATTCCGGCATATCCATAACCAATACGGCTTTAGACATCTTCATTCCTCCAAAACTTCAGTTTATTCAACCAACATAAATTACAATTGCTGAAACAAATTCGGTATTCTTGACTTTTTCATCAATCACCTTTTCGTAATCCTCATCTGATAAACTTTTATACTCTTCTTCGTCAGCGAGGTCATCCGAAAGTTTATCACGATATTCATCCTCGTCCATCCAGTAATCACCGTATAATGTGAGTGATTTGATTTCGCCGGAAGAGGCATACGCTTGTGTATATTGATGCTCTCCATCCCACGAATCCTCACCACAGAAAAAGATTACAGGTAAATCCGGATTTTCCAAAATAAGATTTCGCAATATAGTTGTGTCTTTTATACTACATTCATTTTTTAACATATTTATCCTCCTAAATTCTAATTTAAGCGACTATCTCTATAGTCTTTTTGACATTGTTCTTCTAAATCCCATCCAGGACACTCCATGCACTCTTTATATGGTTCGTCTGTCATTCTATTTTCATACCCTAGACAGTAATATTGAGGTTTTCTGTTCTTATAAAACTCAATAGATGGCTTTCCTTTCTTATCAGCAATGCCATTTGTAACAATCATACATTTTGCCATATGCTTACCTCATATTCAGTTTAATTTACTTTCTAAGAGAAAATTCCGCTCTTAAGAAACTGTTTGCATCAGCAACAAAAATACCCTCATTCTTTTCATCGTCATTGTAGACTTCTTTTAAGTATTCCATTGCTTCACCGCCATCTTCGGCTTCAATTTCAATCTCATATTCATATATTTCTCTGACAACACCTTTATACTTTGCCATATGCGCTCACTCCTTCACTAAATTTCAGTTTATCGTACTTATGCGTTGACAATAATTCCGTGTTTTTTGCTAATTCAATCAAAAAATCAACAGTCCCATTCCATGCGCATACCGTAAATGGTGCTTGGAAACCATCATAATATTCTGCATAATAAGCATAACGAATGTGATTTTTGATAAAATCTATGGCGTCTACATCTCCTTTTGTAGAAAAGAAGAAAGCTTTACCCATTCCTGTTTGGTCGATTTCATTTTCTAATATGTCTCCACAGCAAGGACATCTCCCTATAAGACCGACATAGCTGTCTCCGTCTTTTACCTGGGATATTGATTTCACTTTCTTCGCGGTCTGCTTTTCCATCGCCGCCCGGCATTCTTCCAGCGTGCCGATCGCGCGATACTGTTTTAACTCTTCCAAGGCCTTGATGATCGTATTTCCAATATCCGAACCAGGAAGAATTCCCAATATGCTCTTTTGTCGTTTAGAGTTTTTCAAATATCCAAGTGCTTCATTCTCTGTCATTCCTGCACCCCGTCATCTTCTTCGTGCTTTTCTTTCCATTTTTTTGTGTGTTCTACCTCGCCGTACATGTTGGCACATGCATCCTGGTTTGGCATTAAAAGCAAACATGCCCCTCCGGTTATCTCGCACTCCCATCCATGATACTCATCTGTTGCTGTTGCACATACACATCCCATGTCAACTCTCCTTTTCCCGACATTTTAAATCGTTTCTTTTTCATGTTTTACGGCTTTGCTATAAAATGTCTTTGAGCACATTCCACACGCATTCGCCGCCTCTTCTATTGTGATGCATCCAGCTCTCCAATCCCTGCGCATCTGTTCAAAATTCTCCGGCAATGGAATTGATGGTCTCCCAAACTTAACTCCTCGTGCTTTTGCCGCCGCAATTCCTTCTGCTTGCCTCTGCTTGATATTCGTACGCTCATTTTCTGCCACGAACGAAAGCACTTGTAACACAATATCACTTATAAATGTTCCCATCAGGTCTTTTCCTCTTCTTGTGTCCAGTAGCGGCATATCCAACACCACAATATCTGCCTGCTGTGATCTTGTGATGTTTCTCCATTGCTCAATTATCTCCTGATAATTTCTGCCTAGCCGATCAATGCTTTTTACAAACAGTACATCATCTTTCTTTAGCTTTCTGTACAGTGCTTTATACTGCGGTCTTTTAAAGTCTTTCCCTGACTGTTTGTCCAGATATATGTTCTTCTCTTTCAGTCCAGCCTCCAAAAGTGCTACGCGCTGCCGCTCTTCGTTCTGCTCTTTTGATGATACACGCATGTATCCATACTCCATGCCTATTCCTCACTCCCTGTACGATTCTGGCAGTGGCATCCACGCAATCACTTCGTCATCTATCGGGTTGTTGTACACATCGTCTGGATTATAATGCTTGTTCTCCCACCACCCCTTCGGGATAATGTAACACTCATTTTCTTCGTCCCATTCGCCCTCGATATCCACCCAATTCCAACAGCTATCACGTTCCGACATCTCTCCATTCTCATACATTGCGGTAGTGATAATATCCGCTTGTCCGCCACTGTGGTATTTCCTTCTGGCAAGTATCAGCACCTCTGTTTCTGGATCCGGAAGTCTCTCACTTACCGGAATCCACTGTCCAAACTCCGGCTTCCTCGCTACTGTTCTCATACATTCAACCATGTTTTTCCACCAACCTCTCCTTACGCTGGAGTGCATACGGCTTTTCCCTGAATCGCTCCAACGCTTTTTCGCTTTTCTTCTTTTCGTAGCTGTTATACTTCGCCGATCTCACCACTTCCTTGTACGCTTCTCTAACCACGTGCTCCCACCTCCTGTCTTGCTACATATACGCCATAACTCATTCCAAGCTTACATGCTTCCATGGCTGTCTTTGACAGCGTATCCTCTCTTTTTCGCGGCTCTCTTGCTTTCCTTTCTCTGCACCGCTTGCTGCAATACATTGTTTTTGCGTTTGTGGCATCAAACTTTTTGCCGCACATCGCGCATCTTTTCTCGTAGATCACATGTTTAAACATTTTTCTCCTTTCTCCCCAGGGTGTGTCCCCTGGGGATGTCCATTGTCGCTGAGTGCCCGTGATATAACAATTAACCAAAAGTTGGGAAATCCCATTTGTGGTACACCAGATCCCGCTCATCCCACTCTTTGTACTTTGACTTTAAGTGCTCACGGAAGATCTCTATCATTTCTGCACGCAGTCCCTTACTGCCGTTATCCAGCAGCATATGATGATAGCGGCATCCTACTGCGCCGTTTTTCTGTATTCCAAGACCGCCCTGTGATTTGTTGATAAAATGCATAATATCTTTGATCTGGTACAGCATCGGGTCTTTGTTCTCCATATGGTACCGACGCGCACAAAAGATGCACTGTCCATCATCTCTAAATACAATCAGCCGCCTTGTATCCTCGTCAAACTGGTACTTAAGGTTTTTACTCGTCCTTTGCCGCATCCTGCTGGTCCTCCATATCCTCAATTCGCATCTGGATGGCGTCCTGGATCTCTTTAATCTCGTTCTGGAGATCAACAATCTTTTCTGCCTCATCCTTGATCTGTGCTGCCATCTCTGCCACCTTTTCCCAGTGCTGCATGCTGATTCGATTTCTCAGCGCCACCTCATGTGCCGATAGTGACTCCGCCCAGTAGTGCTTCTTTGCCTCCAGCTCCGCGACTTTCGCTGATCGTCTGCCCTCTACATGTCTGGTCTGATTTGCCTCTGCTGTATCTTCCTCCGACTGCTGCTCCTGCGGCTCATTCTCTCCTGTGCTTTGCGCCGATCGCTCCCGCTGTTCATCCTCTCCGATGCTTTCCGCCGACTGTGACTGCTCCTGCGCTTCGTTTTCTCTGTTCTGCTCTGCTGACTGCCCCTGTGGTGCTTCCGGCTGTCCCTGTGGCTTCTCTTCGATTTTTTCCTCCGGTTTCTCTGCCGGCTTTTCTTTCTTTGGCGGCAGCTGCACATGGCTCTCCTTTTTGGGTTGCACCGGTGCAACCTGCTCTTTTTTCACCGGCTCCGGATATGCCAAGTTATACAGTTCGCTCCACTGCTCTTTTGCGTCTGATCCGCCGCACATATCCATGAGCACCTGCGCCGCATCTGTTTTGCTGTATGTATGTCGTTGTCCGTCGCGGATCAACATCACTGATACCTGCTCGCTGTTCTCATCGATTTTGACCGAGCATCTACCCTCTCCCGGAATACGGGTCATAATCAGGATAAATCCCCCTGGCGCGAGTTCATTTACCAGTGCTTCTGCTGTGATCTCCCCGGTGCGGCACCGCTGTGCCTCGTTCCAGATTTGCATGTAGCTCTCTGGTGTGTCTTTTCCCCACTGGTACAGTGCCTTGGCCAGCGTGTCATCGAGAGACTGCTGCACCTCGTCCTTTTCCTCCAACATCACCTCGATGTCCGTTTTTTTCTTTTCTTCATCCACCTCGTCCTTGATCGCTTTGATCTCCGCCTTGCTCATCTCCGGGCTCAGCATCTCATTGACCTCCTCCGGTAGCGTCAGCATCATTGCCAGCTTCGCGTAGCCATAATCCTTATACTCCTCGCGCAGCTCCAGTGAGTAGCCATCTTTGGCAAACCGATCATTGATGTTGATAAACCTCGACACCTGCGTCTTTTCCAATCCAAACTCTTTTAACGCGAACTCATTGACGCTCGCATAGCCGGAGCCCTCAAGAATCCTCGTATCCCGTGCCACTTTTAACATGTACCCGATCCGCACAAACGATTCAGCCGCCCGCTGCAGATCTGATCTTAAGTCCTGCTTATACACGGTATAATCCGTGTACGTAATCACTTCGCTCCCATCATGTCTCTGTTCCATCAGTTCTTCCATCTTTTTCCTCCTTAATTCATTTATACTGCCACGCGTATCTGTGGCATCTCTTTCTCCTGCGGTTCCGTGGTCTTAAGTTCTCCAGCATTTAACTTTTTGACATATTCATCAAGCCATTTTTCCATGTTTTTCTTGTCTGGCTTTTGATCGTGTGCTCCGTACCACTGTATAATTCTGTCACTCTTCTCTTCAATTTCCACCGTGATATAGGGTATCCCTGGGTTTTCCTGCTCTCTTATCATCAAAATATAAGTCTCTCCCTCATTATGTTTGCGCAGGTACCCATCTCCTCCCACGCAGTGGTGGAGAAGACGTCCCTCCATCACGATCTCCTCTGCCGATCTTGCTGGACGTATGAGCAGTTTTTTGTCCTCGTAGAAATACCTCCGCCGTAGCTTTCTGTACTGCTTCTGTATGTTAGGGAACCTTGTTTTTACCTCATTCAACCGCTTGTCTGCTTCCTCCTTGCTACTTTCTGACACCATCTTCGCGTGAGCCTCTTCCAGATTTCTCGGCTGCTGATAAATTGTGTTGTTGAGGTCATATCCCAGGGCTAGTCTCATGCTCAGATAGTCCATGTAAGTTGTGGCAGTGTTCTGAAGCCTTTGCTCTCCTCTCCCACATCCTGTGTTCCATTCACATTTTGCATACTTTTTAATCCTGTTTAATAACTGCTGCACGCTCATGTATGTTGTGGCTACTTCAATTTGTCCTCTCTGCAGATGTGCCTCTGCAATATGCTCCAGCTGTTCGTCCGTCCATACTACTCCCATTCGCTTCTCCAACTGCATAGCTTCCAGAATATGCAGATCTCCGTGCTTGTCTATCAACTGTCTTACACGGCACTTCCTAATGCCCAAAAAATCGTCTGGTCTTTTTGCGTACTCATTTTTCACAATTACATATTGGCAGCTGACCAAACTCTTCGCTACTCCTGTCAGTCCCATTTTCACAATCATTTCAAGCTGTGGTGTCTGCATGTACCTCGTCAGATAATCAATCGGGTTGAACCGGTATACCTCTCTTTCATATTCCTTCATTGCCGAATACTGGAACATTGTTCCGTTCATATTTTCGTAAGTTTCTGACAAAATTTGTCCATTTTTTATCTGGATATTATTCATGCCGTTCAAATTACAATCATCCCAGAAATCCCTTCCGGAATACGGGTCGTGCTTGTGATAATCAATCTGAACCTTTTTCCCCGGCAAAAAGTAGGCTCTTGCTATTTCTACACCAGAGATTTCCTCCAGAGCCCCACTCATCTCTGGACCTTTTTCTCCGTATATCAAATCAAGTATCCATGTCTTGCTTACTTCGATGTATCTCATCACCACACCAGTCTCTTTGTACTTTTGTCCCAGAAACAGATAAGTGCTTTGACTGTGCTCTCCTTTTGCTTTGCCCTGACATTTGTACTCTCCATTTGCTCCACACAGCGGACATGTACCCATCAGTCCCTCTCTTGGTTCTTTAATCCATTTTTGGAACTCAGACTCATACGATATTCCTGCTTTCCATCTTCCGTACGCCACTCCTCCGCACTTGCTGCAAGCTACATCCACCCAGCATCCGTGCTTTTTGTAGTACAAAAAATGTTTTTCCCGGAAATATAGCCTGTCTGCTTTGTCCAGAATCAACTTCTCTGGCAGCTTTGGCGTGTTCTGCTCTCTATCTTTCAGCGCAGTCTGGCGTCTCTCATATCTCCTCTCTTTTGCCCTTCTTTTCTCGCCGTATACGATGTTGTCCTCATGCTCATAGATGTATTCCCACCAGTTCTCCGCCTGCCATATTTTCACATCACACACTTTTTTTATCCGGTCGAAATCATTAGCTTCCTGTAATATGTTTTCTTTCAGTGCCTGCTGTTCAGTTGTTCTTTCTTCGTGCCAGATAAGCCACTGGCTGTTGTAGTAATGATCCGTCTCGACTTTTTGTCTTGTCCACTCCCCTGTTTCTGGAAAATAGTTTGCAAAATCTTTTTTCGTAAGCACAATCCGTACTACTGGGATATCCTTTGTGTTCTTGCTGTTCTTATACACTTCAACAAACAAGTGCCGCTCATGTGCTATGTTCTTGAATGCGGTTACTGCAATATACTTGACATCTTTCTTTCGGCTTACCTTTGGCATCTTCAAGTATGGTATTTTTTCGATCGCTTTCCTTTTCATCTGCCGCACCTACTTCCCAAGATAATACGTCCGGATGATCTTTCTTGCTGTAGCCATACCCGGAGTTCCGCTCGTTACCCTGCTTGCTGTCACTCCAGCTTCTTTGAGGATGTCCTTATCTATGTTTTTCTGGTGTTTAAATGACCACTTGAGCAGCGCGGCGATACAGCCCCGCAGTGACTTTCCTTTTCTTCTCACTGCTGCCGCCATCTCCTCTGATTCCGTACACTGGATCCGGATATAACCCAGCCAGTCCTCCATGATCTGCTCCGGCTTGAGTTCTTCGCACTCTACCTCCAGTTTACCGAGCGCCGCTGCGATCGGTGACGCAAGCACGTCCATGCATCCGTCGATATAGTCTTTTGCGTCTTCTTCATCAATTCCGTTCTCCTTGGCCAAGGCAATCAAACTCTCCGTGTCTCCTTCTTTGAGCAATCCCGCGGCGCTCATGTTCAGCTCTTCCGCACTGTCAAATTCTCCAAACTTTTCGTACAAACTCATACTTTTCGCTCCTTTCTCTCCATCTCTGCATGTAACCTTGCAGTGTACGCGTTCCCGCGTCGGATCTCCAATGTGTATAGATTCCCCTGCAGCGCCGCCATAAGCTTCTGCCACAGATCCCGATTCTTCACTTCTGTGCCTTTCACGGTCTTCCACCCGCTCTTGATCCATTTCTCCACGTGTCCATCATCTTTCAGTCCCTGGTACAGGTACTCCGACTCTGTATAGAGCGTCAGGACGCATTTCTCCCGCATCCTGGCGAGTGCCCGCAACAGTGCGATCAGTTCCGCCCGATTCTCATTCACGTTCTCCACCGGCTCGTAATCGAATAGTACGTCTGGCTGCTTGTGTCCTTCGGCGTAATATTCCAGGGCATATCCAATATGCCCGTTTTTGCCCCATCTTCCCCGTATTGACGTGGCTGTATAGATGCTCACTGCTCTCATCCGCTATCACCTGCCCTCTTTCCGCATATTCCCCCGTATTCCAGCCGGATTTCCGTATAGTAAAAATACGTCATTCCCGTATACGGATTCTTGCCGTATCTGATGCTGTCTCGGTCTATGTAGTATCCCGGTGTCGGCTCCGGTCCGTTTTCCACCAGCTCCCGCACCGTTCGTCTGCGATACACGTGTTCTTCCGGCTGTGGCTGTCTCAGTCCTTTGCTGCAGCTATACGCCGAGAAGATCTTCCTGTCCTCTTCCTCGCCGAACAATGTGAGCTGGCCGCTGATCTCCTCCTCTTTGAGGGGCTTTGTGATATACTCCGCCAGATTTTTATAATCTCCATCCTCATAAAGCGGCGTGAAGTGCACATTTTTCCCGTATTTCCGCCATACTGTCTGTATAAGGTCTGACGTCCCGCCGCCCGGCACCCGATTAACAACCATGTGCATATGAGGACCGCCTCTTTCTCCGATCTCCAGCCGGCATATGTATCTCAGCGCTACATCTCTTTTTTTGTACGCTCTGCGTAATTCTGTTAAAAAGGCTTTCCGGATCGCCTTGAGATCCTTCCCCGACATTCTGGTCCCCGCCGGGAACTTGCATGTGATCCACAGATCGCCCTGACCAAAGTTCTCCCGGATCAACCGGAGCACCGTCTTCTCCTTGTTCCACTGGTTTTGTTTTCGGATCTGCTCCGGCGTGGCTTTCTTTCTCGGACCTCTCTTCTCTCCCTTGGCTCCGAATCGCCCCACAAACTTAAACTCATATTCGGTGTACTTATCCCCGCCCGGTCCATACCGGTACACCATCTTTCTGTGTGCCATATCTTCCCCTTGTGTCAAACTTTAATATACTGATACTGCTAAATGGGGCAGGGCTTTTGCCCTGTTTTTCTTGACTTTTTGGCATACTACGGGTATAATATAGATGTTAATACATGGTTAATTTTTTTCTTGAGCATTGGAGCCCCAAATCCAATGCTCTCCTTTTTTATGCCAAAGTCATCACATTTTGGTACGTGTGCTTGCTGTGTGCATAGCCGCCTTTATAGATACACCATTCATCCGCTTTCATTCTGCGGTCCTCTCGGATCAATCCCTCTACAGGCTCGTCCGTCTGGCGTGTGCCGAACAATCTCACCATAAGCTCCTCGTCAGCTCCGCAAAACAGTGCAATCATCGCCGCCCAATCAGCGCACAAAGCAGCCTGCAGGTACTCTTTCCGGCTTATGTAGTGATCGAACCACTCCGCCTGCTCGAAAAGCTTCTTTTCCAACTCTTTCTCGCTCAGCATCTCTCCATCTCCCTACTCTCTGGTACGCATCCTCTACCTGCTCCTGGTTAAATCTCGCCATCAGCGCATCTCTTGCGTCCTTGTCCATCTCGATAAAGCTTGACACCCGTGCCGCATACTCATGCGTCGATGCCGCTCTCGCATACTCTCCTGCCGCGTACTGCTCCGCAAACTCTTCCGGCAGTTTCTGCAAGTGTTCTAAAATCTGTGTTACTGTCTGCATCTTTCTTCCTCACTTTCCCGAAAAATAATGATCTCCGACTTTTTTCCAGTGCGATCCATACTCCGGCCACGTCCCTTCCCGGAAGTAGTACACGCCCGGATGTCCTCTCTCCTCCAGCTCCATCTCCACAGCTTTGTACGTTTCCGGCGACGGCTCCCACACCTTGTCCATGCCGCCATCCCAGTAAGATGTGAACTGGCCGCGCTGTGTGATTACTGACGCAATATCATCTCCCCACACTCCCGATCTGTCATCCACCCGGTTGAGGATCACATCCACTACCAGACGCTTTCCCTCCAGACTCTGGTTTCCCGCCTCTGCCTCCACGCAGATAGCAAGCAGTTCCAGACTGTCCCAGTATTCTTCCTCTGCAATCTCTTCCGGCGTCATCTCGTCAATCTGTGGATCCGGTTGCACCGGTGCAATCTCCTGCCCTTTCACGATCGACGCTTTCTCTTCCACTGCCGGTTCGTGTTCCAGTTCCGCCGCCCCCACAGTGTACGGGCTCCGGCTCGCCGCCCATACATAGATAGCCACTGCTGCCAGTATCACCATCACGATGTACACCGGCTTTTTGTTGTTTACCATGCTTGTCCTTTCCGCCCGGTTGCTCCGGGCTCTAAAAATATGTTTCCTTGTCTTTTTCCCTTTGCTCGCCTATAATTGTCTTATCAGCACTGCCCTGCTGAAATACTCATCAAACGTGAGGTGTGTCTATGTGGAAATATTCAAGTCCAATCGGTCCTCTGTACATCAAGAGGCTTGCCAACGGTCATTACGGTCTGATTTACCAGGGCACCGTTTGGGAATCCTGCGTATCCCCAGAAGCTGAGGCAGATAGCGTCTATATGCACTGCACCGGCTTATTCGAGTGGGATGAACTCGATGGGCAAGTCCCTGATGTTCCATCCGACTTGAGCGAATGGGAACTTATCTGATTTTTTACGAATCGGGCGTCATTGGTTTACCACTGGCGCTCAATTTGTAGAGCGTGCTTGCAATGTGGTTCAGCATCCTTAATCCTTCGTTAATATCCTCAAACGATCTTTTACTCTCTATCATCTCCTTCACCATGTCTGCGTAAGCCTCCGCGATCCCAACCACTTTCTTCTGTAAGTTTTCTACGTCGCTCATGATCTTGCTTCCCTCCCTTGTTCTTTTTTGCTTCTTTCCTGCGCTTTCAACAGCCGCACCGCCGCTTTATACAGTTCGTCGTGATGCCGCGCCTCTTCCTCCGGCGTTCGGACCGGGATATGCACGATGTTCCGCCCGGTTGGATATTCTATTATCTTGATGTTCTCTGCATTGTCGGTCGTCATGTGCGCACCTCCTCGCTCCATTCTATTCGCGGCTATTTGTCCGCCTTGCATCTTCTTTTTCAGAAAGATTTCTCACTGCTGCCGCAGCCCTTATACAAGCTGCGGTTCTTCCTTGGTCACCGCTTCCATACGCTCGCGCGCCGCCAGTACATCCACGCCGGTCTTGAGTAGCATTAAGCTGTAGCCGTCCAGGTGGGTAAGCTTCTCGGTAATCTCGCCGATGTTTTTCTTTCTCTCATCTGCATTCTCTCTTGCCATATGTTTTCCTCCTTTATGTGTCTGATTTGTTATCTGTGTTTACATCATAATAATTTCTATTTACTTTGTCAATAGCTTTTTGTAAATTCAGTTTACTTTTTTGTTGACTTTTTATCTTATACTGTTATAATTAAAGTTGCGGAAGGGAGTGTGCTATGAACGAGAGAATTAGACTTTTACGCAAACAACTCGGTTTAACTCTTGAAAAGTTTGGTGAACATCTTGGAGTCAGCAAAGTCGCAATCAGTCGCATCGAAAACGGAATTAACAATGTTACGGATCAGATGTCCAGATCTATTTGCCGCGAATTTAATGTGAATGAAGAATGGCTTCGCAATGGTACCGGCGAGATGTTTGTCGTACCAGAAGATGAAACTGCTGCCATCGTCTCTGATCTATTGGAATCCAGAAACAATCAGTTTTACGACTTGATTCTGGATATCGTGAAAACTTATCAGACTTTATCCCCCATGGATCAGGAGATTATCAAAAAGTTCTGTCAGCAGCTTGCCGAGACACAAAAAAACCGGAAAGATTAACGTCTTTCCGGTTTTTTTATGTCTTGAATTATTTACAAACGAGATTTCTATATGTATAGTTATGTCATAGGTAAAATGAAAGGAAGGTCAGCTTATGTTCATACTATTTTTTATTCTTTTCTCCGCGTTAATCATCTTTCTCTATGTTCATTTTTGTTCACGCTCTACAAATTTACAAATTTATAATAACGACATCGTCGATGACGATAGGGTTGACGATTGTTATGATGGCATCGACGAAGATGAGATTGGCGATTGTCATGATGACATCGACGAAGATGAGATTGGCGATTGTCATGATAACACTGATGGTGATAACCAGTCAAAAGAACATGTATACATCGACTATACTGTGCCTCATCGTTATAGTTTTTATAAAATAAAGGGAAAAAACCCTGCTACCAATCGCCGGAAAAGCGATTATGTGGTTGCATCCACAAATGCATCTGAAGACGAAATTATTTCTCGAACCTATCTCCTTCCGCCTTATGAAGTAGAACCTTATTTTGATGCTCCTACTGATGGTCAATTAGAATGTGCAAAAAAATTAGAAATATGTCTTCCAGATCAAGCTACTAGCAATGATGTTTCATGCCTAATCTCGAGATGCCATGAGGATTATGGTGATAAGATTGTCTCCCCAGAATTGATAGATTACGCCGCCAATTACGATATGCTTATTTCTCCCTATTGCAGCGAAATTCGCGCCGCTCGTGAAGTTATTGCTGGATTGGGCGATGATGATTCCTTTGCTTTTTGGATGTACGTGATCTTTTGTGTGCGATCTAATATTCCCGTAAAAAATTTAGATATGCTTCCGAATAAAGATGTGTTTTATGGTTTGTCTGACAATCCTATGTATGACGACTTTTTTAATTTTTTTATCACTGACGGTTTAAATATTAGATACCTTTTTGAGCATAAGAGATTCTCCTGTTCTAAAAATTCAGGTAATGCAGAACTTTTAGATATGATCTTTGATTATATTTCTAAAAATGTCACATTTTGACCTTGTAATATTTTGTGCCATATCGAATTGCTATATTTAAAAAGCGGCGAAGCTTTCATACTTCGCCGCTTTCTCTTTACTCTACAATCTCCATGTCATCCTGCGTGTAGTAATCTGATCCAATCAGAAATTCTCCATCCTCATTTGCTTCATATGCTTCTATTGCATATTCTTCTACAGCCCAGAATGGCACTACATTTCTCATGTATCTCGCCGTTGCCTTTGGCATCTTTTCAAGTTCTGCCTCTGCATCCTCCAGATTATCAAATTTCTTAATAGTCTCCGGATCGGTGTCACGCTCAATCGTGCATCCTGGTGTCAGCTCCTCTTTTCCGCTAATCTCTGATTTTTTGATCTCCGCTGTAAACTTCTTTAATTCATATACCATCATACTTTTTACCTTTTCCTTTCCTCGCAGTATCTTTTCTACGATCAGCTTCTCCATGTACTGTGGGCATGGACGCTCTCCCAGTTCCCAGCTTGTTAGTGTTCGGTATGGGATCTCCAGCCACTCAGACACTTCCCGCCTCGATAATCCTACTTTTTTTCTTGCTTCCTCTATCGTCATTTCTTCATTCTCCATCTTTGTATCTCCTTTCCTGCCGTTCCCCTTGCTACAATTATATTATATGCACACTGTGCATATTTGTCAATACTTTATTTACACACTGTGCATATTTTTATAATAAAAACAGCGGAGCTACTGCTCCGCCATTCTTTCTTTGTGCTTCTTTATCAATGTCATAAGCTGGCACATAAAGAGATAGTCACCGTCCCCCATGCCATCCACTTCTCCTTTGATCTTTTGCTTCAATTCCTCTGTTCTCATAGCTCTTCCTCCTCTGTAGTTAAAGTCCCCCTATCTGTAAAACAGTTCTCTTACATCAACACCCAGCGCGTCTGCCAGCCGAAAAGCTACGTCTACGGATGGATTTGTAGTCTTTCCATTCTCCAGACTGTTGATTGTGCTTTTTGATACGCCCGATCTCTGTGCCAGCTGACCTTCTGTCCATTCTTTTTCCCATCTATACTGCTGCACTCTATTCCTCATGCGATACAGTATACATGGTTTCTGGCACCTTTTTTACTGGTAAGTTCTGGCAGATGTGCTTCTGTTGCCTTATTTATATCATATATTTTGTCCGGAGTGTGCTACACTTTTTCTCGGATTTACGTGAAATCGTATGGTTATTCTCGGTGGAAAATGGTATATTATAAATTTACATTTTTCCGTATTTTTACGACCGTGCAGCTACACTTGACAGATTGCATTTTTCGTGGTGCAATAATCTCATCTTTGTTGCACCGGTGCAACTCTATCATTTTTAGCCGTTGGGGAGGCTTATCATTATGCTTACGAACTATTTAATCTATTTGCGCAAATCCCGCGCAGACAACCCAGATAT